CATAAACTGGTAGGAGCACAGAGAATTGAACTCTGATTAATAGGTTAAAAGCCTACTACTTTACCATTAAGTTATACTCCCATATAGAAACACACTTCGAATACTGTACTAAACAGAAACTATTCATCACAGGCTATCCTGCTGAAATGTGTTTTTATATGGCAGAGGGTACTGGGATCGAACCAGTGATGACAGAGTCAAAGTCTGTAGTGTTACCGCTACACTAACCCCCAACAGAATCCTGAATTGTAAAAGAACAATGTTACTAGCACGATGGCTATAAAACAAAAAACCCTCTGGACTTTCATCTCAGAGGGTTTGGGTAAGTAGACTGGTGTCAGTTACTTCTTATCCAAACCCTCGTTATCCTCAATCGCATTATATCCAAATGATGTGCGTGAGCATGTCCAGCCACTTAATAGCGGGAGATGTCTTTGCATCTGTTTGGATATCATTTTCGAGTTCATGATTGAATTCTATTCTTCTTTCGGTTTAAAGTCAAACTTTATTTAAATAACCTTACACTTCGTAAGGTTATTATTTATATAGGAAAAATTAACGCTGATAACAAAAATTACCAGTAACAACTTGACCATTTACATATTCACTACGCAATTCGCAAACAGTATTTGGAAACTGAACCACTGGTGCAGTAGTAGGATATACATACACAACTTGTGGTTGTGGAACATAAACTGGTGCTGGATGCTGTGGAATATAAACTGGTGGTTGTTGATAAACGACAACAGGTGGTTTAGCTAATTGCTGATACACCCAAAGACCTGCAACTCCAGTAAGGATACCTTGTTCTCTTGCACCCCAAGCATGTGCTGCTGGCGCATAACTACAAACTGCAATAACTGATGCTACAACTAACGATGTGATCTTTTTCATTTGTAACCCTTTCCAAGTTTTCATAGATCTATTATACACTATTTATGAATTAATGTCAAGCACTATTTGTTTTTCATGTAAATATAGATTTTGATTACCATCTATATTTTTAGAAAAGTAAATACCACCAGTTTCTACATTGTCTACATATCTATAATGATTTAGTGGTAAATTTAAATCCTTACAGTGATTTGGATCTATGTCGAATATAACAGAAATTCTATCATCATCTCCGATATTTTCTGCCCAATGTAATTGTTTATTATCAAACCAAAACAATGTTCCAGGTGTTATTGTTACTTCTTCATCTGCAACATAATATTTGTATGTACCTTGAATAGAAAAATGAAATCTATTTTTCCGATATTTTCTACCAAAGTCATAGTGTTTTTGTACTTTATCTCCAGGATACAACTTAGTTATTATAATTCTTACCAATTCTGTTTTCAAACATGGGAATTTAGAAGAAAGACGTTCTAATAACAATGGATAGTCTTGAAATAATTCTGTTTTTCTAAACTCTACTAGTGGACTATCATAAATTTGACTAAGTCTATCCCAGTCTTCATAAGAATGTTCCTCTTCAGGCTTTCCAATTTTGTATGATCCAGAGACTAAAAAAATATCCTTTTCATGAGCAGATCTGGTTGGTTCACAGTGAATTTTACCAGACTTAACTAGATCATGGTTTCGTTTCCAGTTAATTGAATTTGTAATAACTACTTCCTCACATATGGAAGAAACGTCCAAATTATCTTCAATTATTTTTATATGCTTCATTAATTTATTTTGAGAACTTCAATATTGCATTTATTTAAAAAGTCTATACCAGCGTCATCTCTATAAAAATTTCTGTAGTAAATATTACTTATGCCTGCACCATAGATTAGTTTAGCACAGTGCACACAAGGAGCATGTGTAATAAACATAGTGGCTTTATCACCACTATCTCCACTCTTTGCTAGTTTAGAGATTGCATTGGCTTCTGCATGAATCACTTCGTCTTTTGTCTTAGTGACCACTCCACCATCTTCATGAATCTCAACGACCTCTTCGCATTCGTTTGTCCATCCAGACGGCATACCATTATATCCGATTGAGATGATACGATTGTCTTTTACGACAACTGCACCAACCTGCAATCTAACTGCACTAGACAACTGGGCGAATCTCTCCGCTGTGTCCATGAATGCGCTGACCCATTTTTGTTTCATTTTGCTGCCAGTTTCTCTTTCCATTGAGCAACAGCTGGGATGATACCTGCATCTGATACAAGTTTCCATGTAATCTTTGGATACATCTTCTGCAACTTCTGATCTTTAACTGCGATAAGAATTGCAGCTTCAGTAGGATGGATACCTTCCAACAGACCAATAAACAATCCTTCTCGTTTGAGTGGCTTTAGATCTTGACGGATGAACACATACATTTTCTTTGATTCAAGAAATAAGTTTGTGTCACACATTCCAATTGGTTGATCAGCAGGTTTAAATGGTGGTTCACCTTCAGGCAGTAGCATCTTATGCGATGGCAAGAAGTTATGAGCAAACAATACTTTCAATAAAAATTCATCTTTATGTTTCTCAATTGTCTTTGGATCATCATTGATCTCTTTAAGAATCTCGGTCAAATATTGTTTCATTAAAAATCCTCTAGTTCGTCTAATAGTAAACGGCAACGATGCTCAATCAAATAGTTCATGATAGTCATCTTATCACCACTCGGTTGTGTATTTATGTACGCTTTGATAATGTCTTCTGAAACATCTGCAGGAATATGATCAAAGTCAACAAGAGTAGAATTGCGATGCCAGTTGCGTCGTTCTTCATCGTTCTTACATGCAAGGAATCCATTGTCAAAGAACTCTTGGAGTCGTTTAGCACTCATTGGCTTTTGTCGTTCACCTTTCATGAATACATCGTCTTTACTCAGGATGTTTGGCACTCCGTCACCAGTATCTCCCTTAACGATATGCTCTATCTTGTGCTCAATGATTTCTTTATTAGAAGCAGTAATGTATTTCCTCTGCATTGGAGACCACTGCTTTACATTGCTAAACAATTGTAACTGTTTGAAGTCTTTATCCGATGACAGAATCAATACTTTCTGTGGATCCTCTACTAGTCCTTGTTGAACTAGAAGATTCTCTTGCAGATACTTAACCATAACTGCAATGATGTCATCTGCTTCTGCACGATCTACATGCAACACACGATAAGGAAAGTGTGCTGCAAGATCAGTACGCATCTCAGATAAAGTATCAAAGATCAAACTCCAGTTTAGATCTGACTTATCACGATTACTTTTGCGCATACCTTTATAGAACTCAAAGAATTCCTTGCGCCAGTACTTACGACCATCACAACAGATAACCATCTCTCCATATTCTTTACCATACTTTTTCTTGTATGATTTAAGAGTGGACAAGGTAACATGACGAATAAGATTCTTTACCTCAGACTCTGCACCTTTCAACTCTCGCTGAAAAGTTAGAATACCTGCAAGTGCTACCTGACTATAATCAACTAAAATCATATAAGTTTTCCAATGGTATTATAAATTAACTCATCTATTTCTTTCTGATAGTCTTTTCCAAGACGACGCTTCATCCAGATAGATGTAATCTGTTCTTCTAATTCATGTACAATACCAGTGCCTTCAATCTTGCGATGTTTGATTTCTTCAATCAACTCTTCATCAGAAAAATCTTCTAAGTTAATTTCAACTTCCATGTAAGCCATCAAAATGCTCCAAGTAAAATACATTCTTCATTGACACGACCATTTGGTACAGTTGCTTTAGTGGTCAATGTCTTCATTGCGTTATTCAATGCTCGTTTACCAAGAGCAAGTCCTTTGAAGAACTCTTCTGGCTTACGTAACATCAGTGTCTTAGATTCTTTAATGTCGAATCCGATAAGTGTAGTACCTTTGACTGTGAGCACATCATTGATTGCTTTGTAAACAGTAACCTTACGATACTTTGTATTGTACACCCAAACTTCAGATGAACCAACAATGGTCTCTGGCTTGATTGATTTGAGATTGAAGTCAGCAAATTCTTTCAGGTACTTCATCTTAGCAACGATCTTGACAGGTGGTTGTGGTTTGCGTTTACGTGGAGCACGATTCGCTTTGGCAGTCTGTACTTGTTGTTGGCAGTCAGTAATAATACCTTCCAAGAACTCAGCAAACTTCTTTAGCTCTCGTTTAGTGAGATGCGAGTAACCTTCTACCAGTTGTTCATCTTCTCCTTCAAGTGCTTCACGAATCTCTTGGGCACTACCCACAAATAATTCTCCGATGCGTTTAGCAATGGGTCCAGCCACTTGATTAGAAAGAAGGTAATTCTTTGTTGAAAATGTACTCTTGCATCCACTGAGAATAAATTCATCAATTTCGCCTTCAATTTCTCCAGCAAGATCATGTGCTTTTTCTTCCATGCGTTCTTGGATGCTGACTACAGGTGTTGTTTCTTTTGCAACTTCCACTTGTTCGACAATTTTGTTAGCATCTGCCAGCAACTCTTTTAACTTAGTGGTGAAGAATGGGCTGAACTCAGTCAATTGTTTGATATCAGTCTGCTCATTTGACATGAGACGACACAATGAACCAAATGTCTGAAATTTGTGGTCAGGAAGTTTCTTCAACTGCTTTGCGATCTTTGGTTCTTTCTTAGAGAAGAACTCAAGTGCAAATAGTCGTTGTTCCTTGGCACCAGTTTGTACTGAGTAGTAAGTCAACGCACGACTCAGACTAACTTGGTAGTCCAGCTGGTCGATCGTTGGCTCAAACTTCTTCTGTGATGCTAAGATTGCTTGATTCTTTGCTCTGCGT